TCTCCTTAGAACATTTGTACTTGTCGCGCCGCTTGTAGAGCGGGTTCGTGAACTTCTCACACTTCTAGTATACCATGCATTATACTGAAATACAAGTGTTTTGAGGCTGTTTCTATGAAAAACTATGAAATCTTGCGTATCTCACATGACTATGGTAAGATATGGATATCGACAGGCTATTATTGGCAACGAAAGGACATAATGAGATGCCTGAAAAATTGTTAAGCATCAAGCAGGTAGCGGACTACCTGGGCGTTACGACGCGCACGGTACAGGCGTATGCAAATGAGCAGGACCCCGAGCTACGGTTAAACGGTGTGCTGCTGGGTAACCGTTGGAGATTTTCAGAACAGGACGTGAGAGAGTTTATCGAGCGGCGGCGCAAGTTGAGCGGGCAAAAGAAAACAGAAGACAAAGATGCGGCTTAGCCCGTGGGCACTGGCAACCCGCCTCAGAAACGTCGCTACCAGTGCCCAACGGACCCACGCCCATTATACCAGCACGCGCCAGGAACATTAGTTCCTCGACAGCCGGAAAGGAAAAGGCAATCAGAGAAGACTCGCCATACCCCACGTTAGACGCATATCGAAGAAACATACGAAAAGAGTGTGAACTCTCACTACAGGAGCATGCGCTAGAAATGGCCTGGGTCTACCGCGTCAATACCAACACAATGCGGAAGGTAGCGAAGACACCGGGGACATTCAAGCAGGTGAAGCTGCCGCCACCAAACCATGTGTGGATTGAACTCTCATCCCCACGGCTCCTCAACTATCCTCGCAAGTTTCCTGAAGACTTCGGCACAGCCTATGTCATGAACCGGAACCCTATTTCTGCTCTGTGGTTTTACTGTCCAGACTTAGAGCGATTAAGGCTCAATCAAGCCTTGAGTACAGAACCTGGCAGATGGATGTTACAACTTATCGACACTTCAGGAGGTGAGCACGACACCTTTTTCTATGACGTCCAGGTAGGCAAATGGAGCCTATCAGAAACAGGAGAGAAAGGCGAGCCCCAGCACGAACTTGAAAAATACTTGAATACCTGGCTCAATCGGCTGAGAGCAGCACTCTTTCTCATACAACAAAATGGCTATAGGCCTAGCGAGATATCGTAACTTTCCTTAAGGAAGTATTAATACTTCACTTTGAGAAAGTATATTGCGGACCTGTTGACGATGGCGTATCATAAGCAAAATGATGACTGGCGCCTTCCTTTTTAGCGCCAGTCATCACATGCCCAGATAGGACGGGTGGACTGATGCATCAGTCCCTGTCATTAAAGGCCCGCAAAAGGTGCAGGATAGGTCTGCGCTTTTTGAGGGCCTTTTTTGATGGAAAAAATAGTATCGTAAGAAAGGAAACGCCGCTCCGCTCCTTGCTGCAAAACTAAGAGCGTAAAACGGCGGCAACCTGGACATGACAAACATATCATATGACGGTTCAACCGTCAACTCTTCTTACGAAGCAATGCCCTCCTCAATCGAGGCAGAGCGGGGCCTGCTCGGGCTCATACTCTGGAATGAGCGCCTATTCCCCGGTGTCGCTCTTACCCCTGAACAGTTCTACAGGGAAGATCATCGAACGATCTACCGTGCCATCCAGACGGTTGCAGCTCGTGGCGATGCCGTTGATTTCATTACCGTCAGTGATTATTTAGAGCGCCATGGCGTCACTGAGCTAGGTAACATTCCGACCTCATCGTACCTGCTGGAGTTGCAGCGCGACGAGATGGAGGCCATTAATCTCAACCCGCCAGCACATCGGGCTGTGACATATGCGAAATTAATTGCAGACGCAGCCAGGCGCCGAAGATTGATTGCTGCCGCTGGTCAAATCAATGCGATCGCGTTGAATGGTGCAAAAGACCCAATTGCCGAGGCTCAGGCGATACTTGCCGAGATGGAGCAAGAGACACAGCGGGAGGATGATCCGCGGTTGATTATAGGCGCAAAGGGCAAGAAGGTTCTTCGAAGCGATTCGCTCGAGGATGTGCTGAACTATCCTGACCCTGAATATCTCATCGCGAAGATCCTGGAGGTCGCGACTGTTTCGCTCCTGTACGGTGAAAGCGGAACGGGCAAAACCTTTATCGCGCTTGCGATTGCGCTGGCTATAGCATTTGGTCGGGATTGGTTAGGCCGGCCTGTCAAGCAAGGGCGGGTGCTCTATTTCTACGAGGAAGGTAAACTTGGGCTCAAAAAGCGAGTCAAGGCCTGGCTCACCTATTACGGCATGAGCACCCTTCCATCCACTATCCGATTTGTGACGGTCCCCACTCACCTGATCGCCGACCGCCAATATATCTTGAATGCGATTGAAGAACAGGCAGAAGCCCCAGTGCTGGTCATCGTCGATACCTTCTCAAACTGCTCATCCGGGGTCAGTCAGAATCACCAGGAAGAAGTCTATCCCATCCTAGCTGTTGGGCATGAGATAGCGAAGGCCTATGGCTCTCACTTTATGTTTATCCACCATGATAACAAGAACGGTGAGTATAACGGCTCTAAGGCGTTTCGCAACCACGTTGATAGTATGCTGCTGGTCGAAAAGGGCAATACCGACGGGTCGATTAGCTTGTGCTCGAAGAAAGCACGCGACGAGGAACCTTTTGCTGATATCGCACTCCAGCTCCTGCGCGTGGAATTAGACGAGGATCTATCATCCTGCGTGGTTGTGACCTCAGATGCCAAAACTGGCGCTGTTCTTCCGCGCGGGCAATATCAGGCGCTGGAACTGCTCAATGAGTCTGGTACCCTTCCCAGCGGGAAATGGCAAAAGGCGTGTGAGAGTGCCTATAAGATGGCGCGCCCAACCTGGGACCGCTATAGAAAAGCCTTACTGGAGAATGGCTATGTCGAAGCGCCAGATGTCCCAAAGGGGGTGGAAAGAGAATATACCATCACGCCAAAGGGGATAGATGTGCTAAGTAGTCTCAGTAGTCCCAAAGTAGTCTCTGAGACTACTGATACAACTCAAGTAAGTAGTCTCAGTAGTCTCACGACCCTTAGGAGTGAGACTACTGAGACTACTTACGAACCTACCATCGATGAGATGAAAGGCACCACCCCATTTCACTTTGGGCAATTGGTTGCTACCTCTGATGGCAAACAGGGCAGGGTGAAAAGGATCGACCCGCAAGATAGGCGCGTTACCGTCGCATTCTCTCCTGGGCTATCTACGAGCTATCCCTTCAAGGATGTGACGCCGCTGGAGGCAGAAAGGCAGGCACATGCATGAATCGATATCCGCTTGAGCGGTTGTCAGTGATACTATATAAGGAACGGAACGGTGAAAGGCAGGCACATGCATGACAGAACAGGAAGCGCGTTTGCTCGAAGCGTTTGCCCAGCTTGAGCTAGGCCACGATCGCGCAATGGCTCGCCAGTTGGGCAATGGTGAATGGGTGGTGATCCTGGTCCCGACCGATGGCCGGGATGACGTGTATTATTGTTGGGACGCAGCGTCCTGGCGCGCCTACATGCGGGCCAACCCGCGCAAGGATACCGAGGAGGTCAAGGCGAAGAAGCAGCGCGGGCGGCCACCGCGGGCGGAAGAAGAAAGCTATCAAGGGGCCATAGATTATACACAGGAGCATACGCTCTCGCTGGCGATGTGAGAGAGAGACAGGAACATGACATGAGCGATGAGGGCACCTGGGATTGGGAGAGAGTGAAAGCAGGCTATGAGCAAGGCATCTCGCTGCGCAGCCTGGTCGCCGCATCTGGTCGTAAAAAATCAACCATTGCGTCTCGGGCCAAACGCGAAAAGTGGGTAAAACCGGGCGTTTTTCGTACACCCCCCGTCTTGCTGTCCGAAGTGGACGAAGTGTACGAAAAACCACCCGAAGTGTCCGAACGGATCGACGAGGTGGACGATGACCTGACCATTGTCACACAGGCGGTGACCGACCTGGCACATCATCTCCAGGGGCAGGCCGATCAGGCAAAGCTGGATCTCCATGCGCACAAGCTCTTTGCTGATGCGCTCTCCCAATATATCAAGCTCAAATACACCATTCCAGATTCTGGAGCGGCTCCAGCTGGGATTGACTGGTCGATCTTCACGCCCGACGAGCTCGCTGTTCTGCAACCGATCTTTGAACGAGCCCTGGCCAGGCAGCCAAGGCCGGAGAATGTGACCGTGTTCAGAAAGCAGGCGACGACATGATGAAGACAGCCTCTCTTGCGATGGACATTGCCGCCGAACGCTGCAGGCAAACCTTTGCGGTTTTTGCAAAAGAGGCATGGCGTGTGATTGAGCCGGGTAAGCCGTTCGTCCCAGGGTGGCACCTGGACGCCATCGCAGAGCATTTACAGGCCGTCATCGAGGGAGATATCAAACGCTTGCTGGTGAACATGCCGCCCAGACATGGTAAAAGCTCTTTCATTTCGACGCTCATTCATCCCTGGTCGTGGCTGCACAATCCCTCGCTGCGCTGGCTCTGCGCTTCCTACGCGCTCAACCTGGCAACGAGAGATAACCTGAAATGCAGGCGCATCATCAAGTCTACCTGGTGGCACGATCATTACGGCGATAGATGGTGGCAGGACCACTATGGCGCTCGCTTTGAACTGACATCGGATCAAGATGCGAAGATGAAGTTTGAAAACAACTTCTCCGGCTACAGGCAGTGCACGAGTGTAGGGAGTGCAGGGACGACAGGAGAAGGCGGTTCGATTTTATGTATTGATGACGCGCATCCTATCGAGCAGAAACGCTCAGATATCAAACGTGAGACCGTTCTAGACTGGTTCTTGCATACCTGGTCCTCGCGCTTGGATGACGAGAAGACAGGCGCTATGATCGTGGTTGGCCAGCGCGTTCATACACAAGATGTCTCGGGACTGATTCTAGACGGCGCCTGTGGTGATTGGGTCCACCTCAATTTGCCTGCTGAGTTTGAAGCTGGTTCGCCCTGTAAGACGTACTGGCACTCGGGTAAAAAACTCTTGACGGAGCCAGAGAAAGAAGGATGGGAGGACCCACGAGTTGATCCAGAGGACTATAGCAAGCGGCTAAGTAAGGACATTGATCCAGTGTATCTCTGGCCTGCCCGGTTTCCAGCAAAGGTCATCGAGCAGAAGAAGCGCATTCATGGCCCTTTGGGGTTTGCAGCGATTTACCAGCAACGCCCGGTGCCAGCTGGGGGCAACATCTACAAAGAGAAAGATCGCCGCTTCTTCACGATTGATCAGGTGACGCAAAGCTACCTGCTGGAAACTCCACGAGGCCGCGTCACGTTTCCCATCACTCGCTGTTGGAACCTGGGTGTGATTGATCTCGCAACCAGTACGCGCACTGCTGCTGACTTCTTCTGTTTTGAGACCTGGGCCATCACGCCCTACAAAGATGGATTGCTGCTGCATTGTGTCCATGACCATCTTGAGTTTAATGATCAGCAATCCACCATTTCCACTGAATTCCAGCGGTTTCACCACTCGGTCATCGCCATTGAGAAAGCTGGCTACCAGCTAGCGATGATCCAGGATTGCGTGAGAAAAGGCCTGCCCATCAAGCCGTTTGAGCCACAAGCTGATAAGATAGTGCGCTCGACGACTGGCTCTATTTATTACAGCAATGGCAAGGCGTATCATCTGAAAGACCTGCTCAACCTGGCAGAGATCGAAAAAGAACTCTTCACGTTTCCGAAGGCGCCAAACGACGATATAGCCGATTGCCACGCGATGATGGCGCTTGTAGTTCCCATGGTGATCAGGCCAGGTGTGCTGGACCTGGATAGCGATGACGAGCCAATCGATACCACACTCTCCATAGAGCAAATCCTGGTGGCCGAGGCCATCACCGCAGAGCAGAAAGCGCAAGCCGAACAAGAGAGATCAGCAAAAGAGCAGGAAGCATTCAACCGCGGGCCTCAGATCAATGTTTTTGAGTGGGCTGCGACTCATGAGGGTGGTATGGAGGGCTGGGACTGATGGATGCATACATTCAACAAAAGGAGGAACGATGAATCCAGAAGAGGAACGACAACTACACAAGCGGATCGCCAACATGGTCGATAAGGACCTGTTCACGACGCTGCTGTTGTTCGAACACGTGGAGGCCATCGACGTGCATATGCGCGATATGATGGCAACGGTGTTCCCTGATCAGAGCCTGCCTGAGAACGAAGTTGACATCGTAGGACTGCTGCGCGGCGAACTCAGAAAGCGCATTCTCAGGAAGAGTCGAGGGACAGGATGATGGATACCGCAGACGAACGACAGGCATTTCGCAAACGGCTCGTGGATCTAGACAATGTGGAGCTGACTCAATGGGCGTATCTTGTCGGGTTGGCCCAGCGCATTGACACCGAGCTTCTCGCCTACCACGCGCTGTTCTCCGCGCCGTCCATCGAACTTGACCCAGCGCCGTCCACCGAACTGGCCGGCATCCAATTGCTAATAACCCAAGAAATTCGGCGGCGCAGTGTCGCAAAAACAAAGTTGCATACACTACACATAGAAGGAGAGAATGACCATGCGAACGGTCACACCAACACGCGAACGCAAGAACATTGAGTACAAGCAGGTAGCCGGCGGAGAGATCAAAGCCGTCGAGGGGGAAGTGGGCATCATCTCGGGTTACTTGAACAAAACGGGGATCCTGGACCTCGGGTGCGACATCTCAGAACCAGGGTGCTTCAAGCAAAGCATCAAGGACGCGTATGCCAGGCGAGCCCAGCAGGGGGGCCAGCAACTCTGGCCCCTGCTCTGGAATCATGACACAACTGTACTACCGCCGGGGAGCATCATTTCAGCCCATGAAGACAAAACTGGTTTGTTTATCAAAGCAAGGCTGAACCTTGACTATAGTCTCGGCGCCGACATTTATAGCTCAGCTAAGGCTGGGACGATCCGGGGTCTCTCGATGGGCTATCACGCAACGTCGGTTGCGTACAGCAAGGATGCGGCGACAGGAAAGACTGCCCGACATCTACAAGTTGTAGACGTCGTGGAAGGATCGCCGGTCGTGTTTGCAATGAATACTGATTCATTTATTACTGACGTAAAGGGGAATGCCATGAACATGCTCGCAGTGCGAGGAAAAGATTTCGACAGTAGATATCAAGCGCAACAATTGGACGACTGGCAGTATGATGACTGGTCCGACGTAAGCCAGGCCTTACGCCAAAGTATTCAGGACCTGTTTGGCACTGGCGTGGACCCGATGCAAGCGCTTGAGACGGATGTGCTCCCGGGCCTGTTGAGTGCAATCAGGGCCTATGTGCAAGCTGGCATCGACCTGGGCTATACGGGCAGCAGCTCTTCAGACTACGGCATGATGAGCATGTCCGGGGCATCCGGCGAGAGCAAATCGGGTTACCTGACCGCGACCAGCCACGCCAAGATCAAGGAAGCCAGTACCATGATTATGAAGCATGCCAAAATCGTTGCCAGTGAGCTCTCCGCCCTTGAATCAAGGAACGCCCGCACGAGGGCAAATCAACTTCAGGGGTACCCCGTTTATAGCAATGCCTCAGCGCCGTCGTACTTCGAGGAGAAAGAAGCCGAAGAGGACATCAATCTTCAGCTCAAGCTGATCAACACCCGGCTGCAAGTCGATGCGGCGTTGCGTGAGGGCAAGGAGGCGCTTATAGAAAGCACGCCGAGCCCGACAGCCGGCGTTGAGCGTGCGTTGGCGCGTCTCATCGAAAGCACGCGGCGCTGAGGTAGAGAGCATGAGTGAGGGCCCGCATCTGAAACTCAGCACAGGCACGCCGCGGGCAACGCAGGCGTTTGTCCCTGAGCATCTACCAGTCGAATGGCTGGCCCGGCTCGATAAGGAAGTTGGGGAGCTGGTGGCAAAGACGGGTGGGTACTTTGATCTCACCTTGATTTTCCGCGGCCAGGCGCGGCCAATCACGAAGGTGTCATATGAGGTGAGGGAAGCCCGATCAACAACCGTTGATTAATAGCGCACCGGCGCGCTGAGCCGGCAAACCAATAAGGCACTATCAGTAACGTTATAAGCCGATTTACGGGTGCTTTCAGATCTCTTCATGAGGTCTGGAAGTGCCCTTTTTTATTGGTGAACGAGGGAGGGAGCAATGAACAAGAACAAGCTGGCGAGCGTCCAGTACGTCCTGCCGCAAGACTCGGGCAAGGTGGAGATCGACGCGAAAAGCATGGCGATGGTCGCTGTCTTGCAAGAGACGCTTGCGGGCACAGTCAAGCGGGACCGGGGAGCCGTGGAGGCTGCGTGTCGCGAAGCCCTGGTGCTTTGGCAAGCACAGACGGCTTATACGAAGCCACTGACCAACGATTTTAGCGCGTTTGTCGCGCTCTATATTCCGGCTTACGCGCAAGTCTACCTGGAGTGCGGCCAGCGCTACGATACCGAGCCCGGCCTGCTTGAACGCGATAAGAGGGAAGCAGCCGACTTTTCCTGGGGGAAGATGCTGCTGATTGCACGGGATCATTATACGCGCGAAGCCGAAGCGGCTTCCGGAAAGGCAACGCCATGACCATACTCAATAGCCTGCTTGTCACCTATAAAGCAGACATCTCCAATTTGTCCAGTGGGATCAAATCAATCAAATCGGAGATGTCCTCCGTAGGCTCGACTGCGAAGAGTTCAGGGGAGAGCATCTCGGGCAGCCTGAAGAAGACGGGTGAGGGTGCTAAAGAGGCGCAAGGTGGCTTCAAGGGGCTCCTCGGAAGTATCGGCGGCGTGGCTGCGGGCTTTGCCGCATTTGAACTTGCCGGCAAAGCAGTAGATTTTCTCAAAGATCAGATAGGCGAGGTCATCAAGGTCACAGAAGCGCATCAACTCGTTGCAGCGCAGACCAACCAGGTGCTCAAGTCGACGCATGATGTGTCAGGGGAGACAGCCGGCTCACTCAATGAACTTGCCGACGCATTTTCGACAACGACCATGTTTTCTCACGATACCGTGCAGAGCGGTGAGAATATGCTACTCACCTTCACTAATATCGGCAAGAATATCTTTCCACAAGCCACACAGGCCGTTCTCGATTTGAGCACAGGTATGCATCAAGACCTGCAAACAAGCACGATCCAGGTCGGCAAGGCGCTCAATGACCCGATTGCAGGACTGACCAATCTTTCAAGAATTGGCGTCACGTTCTCGGCCTCGCAAAAAGAGATGATCAAGAATTTCATGGCAACGGGCCAGCAAGGCAAGGCGCAGGCCGTGATCCTACAAGAACTCAATAAGGAGTTTGGGGGAAGCGCCGCGGCTGCCGGTAAGACATTCCCTGGTGCGTTGCAGATCCTGAAGAACACCTTTGAAGACCTGCGCATCAAGATCGGGACAGCGGTCATGCCCATCCTGACGCAGTTCATGACCTGGTTTGCCAAGAATGGGCTGCCGGCCATATCCTCGTTTGCCGGTGTTATCACAGGCACGCTTATTCCTGGCTTCCTGAAGATCGTGGCGGTTGGTATGACCGTGGTCCAGTTTTTCCAGAAGAACGAAGCGGCCATGACCGCGCTCAAGATCGTGGCCATTGGGGTGATAGGCGCGCTTGTAGCTGGGCTCGTGTTATGGTCTATCGCGACAGCGCAGGCTGCAATCGCCCAACTCGCGCTCTTCGGGCCGTGGCTCTTGCTTGGCGCGGGTATTGCCCTGGTCGTGGTTGGCATCATCCTGGTGATCAAGAACTGGGGGGCGATCACGAAGTGGCTGGGTGATGTGTGGGCCACGATTTCAGGCTGGATCGGGGCCCGGTTCAGCTGGCTTGGGGGCATTGCGCGCAGCGTGTTTACGGCCATCGGGGGCGCGTTCTCCGCCCTTGGCGGCGTGTTTCATGGAATCGGAGCGGCTATCGGCGGTGTCTTCTCGTGGATAGGGAGTCTCATGCGCGCTGAAATCACGGGCTGGGGCATGCTCTTTTCCTGGATAGGCGCCCGTTTCAGCAGCCTGGGCACTTTCTTCCAGTCTATAACCTCAGCCATAGGCAGCGCCTTCTCTGGCCTGGGCTCGCTCATATCCGGGGTGTGGAACGGGATCGTAGGGGATATCCGGCAGGCGATCAACTGGATAATTGGCATGATCAACGGCTTCATTGGCGGTATCGATTCTATCGGTATCGATCTCGGGCCTATCCATATTCACCCGAATATCCCGCAAATCCCGTATCTGGCATCGGGCGGCTATATTCAATCGACCGGCATTGCGGTGGTACACGCAGGCGAGAGCGTGATCCCGGCACATGCCAGTGCCGGCGGCTATGGCTCACAGACCTTCATCTTAGAGGTAGATAGCGTGCAGCTCGCAAAGATCGTGAATACAGGGACAGACCGGTCTGTGCGTCTCAAGCTCGGCAGTCGTGGAAGGGCGGCGTAGCAGACTACTTCCGACTGTCGGGCTTCCCTCCTTTGGTTGGGCCAGACCAGGCGCCTGGTGTTGAGTGGACAGCATCGGGCGCCTGGTTGTGTGTACGGCGAGCCAGGAGTGCTATACTGATAGCACGTTTTCTTCTCTCCAGTGAGATCGAGCAAAGGACCCGGGTAGGCGGCCCGGGTTTCTTTGTGTGGGGGCTGCCAGGCTGCGAGAAGAGGGTGCAGCGCCGATCTCCGCGAGGAGTGGGCACGTGGCGCTCGTTTCAGCAGCAAGGACTAGCTTTTCACCGCAGAATAATGTATGCTTACAGTAGAATTCTCGGGGCCGGAGAGAAGACTCTCTCCGAGAAGTATGCGGGGGGCAAGGCGTGTGGGGACAGAGTCGCTGCTGGGCATGCAAGGCTCGGGGGAAGAGGTCGGAGCGAAACGCCCATTCGCAAAATGCTGAGCCAGGTCCGGCTCAGCAGGAGCCTCCTCCGCATATTCTACTCCTTTGACGCCGCTCTACAGGCGTCTTGACACGATTTAGTGCGCTGCCCGACAGAAGTCTTCTTGCAGAAAGATGAGAGCACATGGATGTACGTAGCGCAGTGGGAGCGTTCCTGACTGCACGGTATACCATCTCGCCCGCGACCAGGCGAGGGTATGCCGTGCGCCTGGGGATCTTCGCCGCCTGGTGCGAAGCACACTCCCTCACGCTGGAGCAACTCACTGCACGTCAGTTGAGGCAATTTCTTGAGGACGTGGCGCAGCGTCCCGGGCTCAAAGGCAGCGAGCATCTCCAGAGTTCTACCGTCCACTGGCACGCGGTCTCGGTGAAAACGTTTCTCAACTGGTGCGCACACGATGAAGAGTTTGCAGACCTGGTTTCAGGCAAAACGTTTGCGCGACTGCCGCTTCCCCGGGCTGATATCACGGTCATCGAAACGTTTTCGGTTGAGCAACTGCAGGCGCTACTACGAGCGACAGACAAGCAGTTGTACGCACAGAGAGACAAGGCCATTGTGAGCGTGCTGCTTGATACAGGCATACGCGCCGCTGAACTGGTCGGCCTGGTCCTCAAATGTGTGTGGTTGGACAGCGACGACTCCTATATCCGCGTCCTGGGCAAGGGCAGGAAGGAACGAGAAGTACCACTTGGCCGGCAGAGCCGGATTGCATTGCGCAGGTATATCACGCGCTACAGGCATCCTAAGGCCCCTACAGAGCAGCATGTGTTCATTGCCAGGGGCGGCAAGCCGCTGACCGTGCAGGGGCTGCGGCAAGTCATCGAGCAACTTGGCGAGCGCACACGCATCCGAGATGTGCGGGTGAGCCCCCATACCTTTCGCCATACCTTTGCTGTGCAATTCCTCTTGAATGGCGGTGACATCTATAAGCTGTCGCGGCTCATGGGCCATACCTCAGTCAAAATCACTGAGCGTTACCTGCAGGCGGTGAGCGCGAAGCAGGCGCGTTCCGGCAATCATTCGGTGCTTGATAACCTGTAGCGCTGAAATAGCCAGGGATGGGCCCTGGCTATGGAACCTCGTACGTTGTGATACGAAGTCATTTTGTATAACGAGGGAACTATGCAGCCAATCAATCGGATCCTCATCGGCTTTATCGCCTTCTGTGCAACGCTCGGCGCCGCGCTGGGCGTGTTTCTGTACATCAGCTTGTTACCACATCTCTCGCTTATCGGCTGGATTGTGGCCGCCCTGGTCGTACTCGGGCTTGGCTGCACCGGCACGCTCATGGTCAGCTTCACGTTGCACAAGACCCGATTGTGGCACATCCGGCGTAACGTTGTGGCCGTTGGCGAAGTGGTCGCTGTGCGCAACGAGGACGGGACGTGGACACACTTGTCAGCCCAGCATGTGGCTGCTGGCGTGCCCAGGATGCTACCTCCGCCCAAAGATGAAGAGCTCATCGTGGACGATAGCACCGTGATCGAACTCTATCAGCATGGCTCGACGCTGGAAAGCATCATGAGCGCGACCGGGCTC